ATGAATAAGGACAAGTTTAGTTTCATCGGTAGCCGCCTCCGTAAAATGTTCTATAGTCCTGAGCGGTCCAGTAAAGGTTTGATGCACACGTAGAAGATTGCTAGCAGTCACCCATTTGTCATTCGCCCCGCCGAACACCGTTATGAGATTGAACATATTGGTGACGTTGCTACCGTCGACGGTATTGGTAATGCTAGTGGCATTATCAGCAGCGATGTCGATGAACAAATTAGTTAAGGTTGGCTCCGTAAGCCCAGAGATACTAGCCATCATCGGCACCACCGGCAACTGCGCCGACGCCGACAAGCAGACGAGCAGGGTTAGCAGGTATCGTGTCACAGGTGAGCCGCCACGCCGTTTGTGATCTGCACTCCAAAATGGCTCAGGTGAATTTCGCACACGGTTGCGTTGGTGATGTTCTGCACGTAAGGAGCAGTTCCGGTTATCGCGGAGACCACGCCGTTGAAGGTGGCAGTTATCACGCTCCCGCTCGAATTGGTGACGCAAATAACCATCGTCTCGTACCGGTTGTTGTTGTTCATCGTCAGCGCTGGCGCGGTGAAATTGGCGCTCGCGTTTGTCCAGTAGGCTTTCCCAAACACCCAGTTTGCGGCACCGACGATGTTGGTTGTGTAAACCAAGTCGGTGAAATTCACGCCGTCAAATGCAGGAGTGCCGGTCAAAGTCGAGCCGTCGAGAGTGCTGATTTGGCCACCATGGGAGTCCGTGGCGATGAATTGACTTACGGAAAGAGATCGGTTTGTTTCCCCATTGAATGTGGCGGGGCCAGAGGCGTAAAGCGTGCCGTTGGATGCGATCACTTGATTGATATTATTGCTGTAGACCAACTGAGTCTGGTCCACGTAAAGCGCATTGGTCCCCGCTCCGTTGCCCTTCGTGGTGGTATTCGTTAGCGTTGGAGCGCCGCTGAACACCGCCAAACCAGCCCCGGTCTCATCGGTCAACGCTGCAGCCAGCGCCGACGAAGCCAAAGACGCGCTGCCTAAGACCTTCCCGCTATCGAAGCCAGCGAACGTGGAAGCAGTGGCGCTGCTAATGACGGGCGAGCTTATGGTCGGCCCGGTGCCGAACACGGAAACTCCGGAGCCTGTTTCGTCGCTCAGAGCCGTTGCAAGAGTTGAGGAACTGAACGTCCCAAAGCCCGGGCTGGGGTAGGTTCCGCTGAGTACGCCTCCAGCAGCGCCAGTGGGCGCAGCCCCGGTGATCGCCGTCGAGCTTACCGTGGTTGCCCTGCCTTTTGAGTCAACGGTCACCACCGCCACATGCGTTCCGTCGCCGTAAGTGCCCGGTGACGCATTTGCCGTTGCAAGGCCCAACACGTTGCCCGCGAAAACCAAATCCGCCGCAGCGACGTCCGCATTGGTGACGTTATCGGCACCGTCAGTTGCGAGGAGCTTATTGGGCGTGAGGTAGGCCAAATTGAGGTTGAGATAAATGATCTCGTTGGTAGTTACAACAAGACTGTTTGTGGAGGTATCCACGCTGTTGGTTCCGCTGGACGCAATTATCAAGCTGCCCCCCGGCCCCCCGTCCGTGATCACGATATTGGCGCCACCTACTATCCGACGAGAAAGCGGGAAGAGCGGTTCTGCTGCCGCAGTGACAAAGCTCGCCTGGATATTAGTGCCTCCAAAGAGGTCGCCGAATAGCTGCGTGCCGGTCTCTAGCTCAACCGTGTTACCCGGGCCGTTAAAGTCTGTCTCACCGAAAAAGCTGATGTTGGTGCCGGACCCGTTGAGGCTGTAGATGAACTCGTTTGTCCCCGGCCCCTCGATGACTGTGACGAAAATGTTTGTCGCGAAGAGGTTAGTCGTGAAAATATTAGTGCTGAAGAGGTTGCTGGTGATGATGGTGGTCGCCTCGATGTTGGTTACGATCAGTGTCGCTCCGCCGCCCGTGAAGTTTGTCCCGTTGAAAATGATCGTCCCCTCGATGACCACGTTTGTCAGGTGCACGCCGCTCTTGAGGTTCACGAAAGGGTAAACCAGCTGGAACTGGTTGGTATTGTAGTTTTTGTCGGACGGCGTCCATGCAAGGCACGTCTCCAAACCAAACACCAAGGCCAGACCAAGAAAAAAAGCCTTAAAGGTTTTCATTTAGTGAAAGGAAAACAAGACCTATTGGAACCCGACCCATGGAAATTCGCCTATGCCGTTGTTGGTGACTTTCGTTAGGCTTCCGAGCGTAAGAGTCGCAGGGGGAGTGCCTCCCGACGTTGTGGGTGGACATACGAAATACCCGTTCATGGGCCCTAGCGTTGTGTTAGCAGATGCCATTTCGTTCGCTGACACAGTCCAGCCCTGCGGGCGCGCGACCGTGCTATCCGACGTATAACAGAAGTAGTACCAGCCGGGCGAAAATTTGAAGTTCGTCGTGGCGTGGTTGACGGTATTTGCGCTTGTGGATGCAACTTCGCTCCATAGCAGGTTACCTCCAAGGTCATAAAGCCCGATGCCATAATGCTTCCCGCTGTCAGTGCTGGAGATGTTCCATGTTGCGTTCGTCACCCACCACGTATCCTTGATGTACACCGGCATGACGTAGTTAGTGTTCGCCCAGGTGAGGGCTGCCACTGGTGCCATTGCGGCAAGAAAGGCGTTATTATAGGCGAGCTGGTACGTTGAAAACCTTGAGTTGGTCTGGTAATAAGGAGAATTTGTCATCGATGCAAGCTGAGTCCCCAGAGTTGCAGAGTTGGTCATTGAACTGAGCTGCGTTCCAAGCGTGGCGCTATTTGTCATGCTAGAAAGCTGAGTGCCTAAAGTCGCGGAATTTGTCATCGACGCGAGCTGCGTGCCGAGCGTGCCACTGTTGGTTGCAGTTACTAACATCGCTTGCGAAGCCAGCCCTTGGCTCGTCAAGGTCGTTGTGTTCGTCGCCGCAACTAGCTGGGCCTGCGATGCCAAGCCCTGCGTGACCAGGGTGGCCGTGTTGGTCGCAGCAGTAAGTTGTGCCTGAGAGGCTAGGCCTTGGGATACTAGAGTTGTTGTATTCGTGCCGGCCACGAGCATTGCCTGAGAAGCTAACCCCTGAGTCACCATCGTCGTGGTATTTGTGGAACTTGCCAGCATTGCCTGTGAGGCAAGGCCTTGGCTGGTCAGCGTGGCCGTGTTTGTGGATGCCTGCAGTTGGGCAAGGGTGACACCTGAATTCGGCACATTTGTTATGCTGGCTCCATCACCGTAAAACCGTCCGACGTACGTGCTCATCGGCGGAGCGGCAGCCATGACCAGCAAAACGATACAAACACCGGCAGATACAACCGCAATTAATTTTTCAGTTTTCATAGCCATCCGCTTGGACCGAACTGCCATTGTCGATAATTTGGATCCACCACGATATTGCTTATGCCAAGCGCGGTGGGAGTGTCAGTAGGTGGACCCGGGTAGGTTATCATCGTGCCCGTAACTTGGGCCGGTGGAGTTGCCGGCGGAATGACCGGTGCCGGCAGTGTGGCAACGTAGTTGCCGTAAGCATCCTGGCCCATATCGACCCTTATGGCAGAACCTGGGTCCAGGAATTGGCGCCGGGCGATGTCGTGTTCTTTACCCAGACATTGCCTGCCTGGCCATTGGTGCCTATGCAGACGGCCTGCAGCGGAGCGCTCAAGAACCCCTGCGGGCTCTGTCCCAGGTGATAAACCGGCACAGCCCTGCTCGAGTTGCTCACTGGAGGCACGCCGATAATGGCGCGGCCTGCGTCATAGTTGCCGTTGATATCCATAGTTCGTCTCTTTCGTTAGTGCCAAGCCCCGTTGTACCACCAGAATTGGTTACCGGTGCTTACGTCCGTGCAAACCGCCACAGGCACGCCGGGATCCTCGGTAGGAGGTCCGACGCTCGTAGTGATAAGGCCGCACACTCCGCAACCTCCGCCCCCTCCTCCGCCCCCTCCACCACCGCCCCCGGTTTTATCAAACCCCACTTGTTGCCATCCGGAGGCCTGGGTGCCTGAAATTTTGAGGTAGACCAGTCCCGTAATCTGGTCGGTGTATCGCGTGCCGGGGCAACTCGGAACGATCATTTCCGGTGGCCCGTCGCCTGTTAGGGCTTCGTTTGGATGGGCATGGGTCGGCAGCGGCGGCGAAGGTGGGCCAGCGCGACCTGCCATAGGTATATAGCCGTTTCCCATAAGCAGTATGGTCTGACACACCAAGCCTACGGGTCGGCTAGAAAGGGCTACAAGCGGAAAGCCGGAAAACTACTGTGCTTTGGGAAGCTCTACCGTCGCGGAGTCAACTTTGGTTTCTGCGCCGGGCTGGCCGTTAACGTTGACTTGCAAATTGAAAGTGCCTGGAGCGAACATCCGCGGCTTTTCCTTTTTGATGTTTTCCTCCGCTTTTTCAGCCTCAGCCATCAGGTATTCAGCCATCTCGGCGCGCACCTTCTGAAGCTTGCCAAGCTCACGGGATGCCATGACCCTGACCTTGGCGTCGTGTTGGGTATCGGTGGCGATCTCGGTGAGCACTTGGGTGGCGGTATCAACCGTTTCCATCGATGCCGAGTCCCGAATTAAGAGCAATTTGGCCAGGTGCTTCGATGGCAGGCGCGCGGCGAGCCCGTCGATGTCCCACTTTTGGAACACGGTCGGGCTGATCTTGTAATGCTTGCAAAGCTCGCGCGCTTCCTCATCGCTCAGCGGTCGGACGCAAGGGCGCTCCTCGCTGGGATACTCGATGGACTTGGGGAGAATTCGAAGCGGCTCAGAGGCCCGCGTTTTTCCATCCGAAGTTGGCATCTTGCGAATATTCGTCTATCCAGCAGCCTTTGTCAGCCAGTTTTGCGGCATCTTCCATTTCACACCAACACCCCAAGTCTCTGTTCTTTGTCAGTGGGGACCCACAAGTTTGCAATGGTTCGAAAAATAGCGGGCAAGACCGGCACGTATCCAGTCTCCTTTTGTAAAGCGTTTCATCCACACGGGAGCCGGGATCCGATGCGCCCCACCATAGCGCAATAGTTCGCCATATCCTCCGATAGGCGCGCGGGTCAAAGACATCTGTCCAGAGAGCGGCTACCAGTATCGCGAGGCACAACCTGAATTTCCTGCCTGGGATCATATCGGCAAAAGTGGTTGATCGGAAGGCGACCAGTCGGACAGGCTTTTCTTACCCTTTGAGCGGTTGCATTTGCAGCACGCAATAGCCAAGTTTCCGACTTCATGCGCGCCTTTGTTTGCCAATGCAACCACGTGGTCAACGTGGGCTCCTAGTCGTGGTATCTTCCGCTTGCAATAGTAGCACCTTACGAAAGTCTTCTTTCGCAGCCACGCCAGGAAGGTTTTAATGTTTTCAGGCGAAATTGTGACATTTAGTACCAGTGCCCTACGTCGCATTTGTATCTCTTTGCGCCGCGCGTGATGAAGCTCTGGGTTATTTTTTCTCCATTCAGCCGCCCAGACTCTCCGCTTTTCCGCGTGCTTCAACCGGTAATCGGCTTGCTTCTTCTTCCAGTGCTCAATGTTCCGCTGTTTCCAAGCTAGAATTTGAGCAGTTCGGCGCTCGATGTTTGCCGCATTGTACTGCCTAAAATAAGCAAGCCTTCGAGATCGATCTTTAAGAGGCATTTGTCAGTAGCGAACCATCGCAACTTGGCTGCCCTCCGTTTTGCGCTGCGCCAGTATCTGTTTGATGATCTCCCGGTTGAGTTCCTCGGGCACTTCGGACGCGACCAGGTAACCGCCGGCATCAAATGGATGCTTATGCACGCTGCCGCTGGAGATCATCTGGACTTTGTTGGTCCCCCGCTTAAGGCTTTTGTTCATTTGGATCAGCCTGGGACAGTTTGTCCGAGAGAAAAACAGGCGTTCGTCAAACAGGAGCTTTTTCCATAAGTCAATGCGCTGGGCAACAGACCCGGGCCCGCGGGCCGCAGCCTCCAGGATGATCTTGCCATACGAGGCGTCGAAGACAATTTGGTGGTGGTAACGGTTGGTCAGCGGGTCGGTAACATCGAACGCGCTCCGGTCCGACCAGTCCCGCCAGATGATCGGCCGGCCAATGAGGTTCTCCCAGTAAAGCCGTTTGCGGAGGCACTCCATTACGAAGTCTTCCATCGAGAACACTTCCCCGGTGATGACCAGCTCATCCAGGAACTTGAACATCGGCACGCGCACGTCGATAAGTTTGTTCTCCCCGTTGGCCAGCTTAATATGTCTCTGTTCCATGCGGTAGACCCGCTCTGCAATGACAAAAGCGCTATTGGTTATGCCCAGGTCCCACCCGCCGCGCAATTCGAAGCACTCCTCCTCGGGCACCATGGTTTCCGGCTCTTTGTTGGCTGGCGTTTCCACTTCCCCGACCTCGTGCACGGCCGGCCGGAAAGTCGTGTAGAAAATGGCATCCTCGGAAGCTGTCACCCACCGGCCATTGATATAGCGCTCGTAAAGGTCTTTGTCGTGGTAGTACTTGGCTTTGAGTTCGGCAATGCGGCCTGGGGTGTCGAAAATATTGTCGGAGATATCGAAATCAACACGCGCCAGGTTGTGCCGCAGGGCGAGTTCCTCGGGCGGGATATCGTCTTTTTCCAAATTGAGAAGCGTAAACCAAAGGTGGTATATCCAGCTTTCCTCGCCCTCGTCGGCCGGGTTTGTGTCCGCTAAAAACAGGTGTTTGTCTGATGGCAGGCCCAGCAAGCGCAGGCACTCCGTCCAGCAGTCGAAGGTGTTTCGGTTGTGGAACGTGGAAAGCTCAGGAACGTAGATCGTTGAGTAGCGCCGCGGCTTGAAGCGGTCTTCGGCTTCCTCTTCCACCTTCAGAGACTCAAGCTGCATTATCGTGGTGGCGCCATACGCGCGCAGCTTTTCAGCGTTCTCCTCGACGTCACCGGGCGTCCATCCCTCGGTATCTATCTCGTGAATTTTGTGGTTGGTGACCTCGCAGGTGGGCTTTTTGGTCTGCCCCGCGACAAACGGCCGACGCACCCAGCACATGCCAAACTCGCCGCTGATCCACTTTGGCAACACCACTTCGGTAAGGTCCTTCCAGATGCCCGAGTCATATCCAACGGTCTGGGAAATGGATACCATGCACTGGTTACCGCGCTCCGTAGTGTATGCCTTCTCCGAAAACACGTTGAGGCAGCCCATCGTTTTGGTGCTGAACCGCGGGCCGGATGCCAAGACAAACTTCTTTTGGCGGCACACCTGGGCCAGATAATCTTGCTTCGGAGACGTGCCTGGGTGCCAAAGCTGGTCGCTCATTGTTCTTGCAATTCTGCTGGACGCAGTCTTAAGGTCGGAAAATATGCGGCTTCAAACCTACTGACAACCCTTATGAATGGCGCGAGCAATGACGGTACGATGGCTTATGACGAGGCTGGAAGCGTTGACAACCGGCTTTCTCTAACCCCATCACAATTCCCGTTTACAAAGGACTGGACCGATGGGTCAACCTACACGCTCACCGTTCAGGTGCGGCAGATATCGCCCGGGGAATTCGAGGTCGTAAAAGCCGACTCGCAAGGCGCGCCAGGAGAGGAAGAACCGGGCAACCAGGAACAACCGACCGGCGAACAACAGGAAGCCGCTGGAGCCGAGGGTGGCGGCGAGGAAGAAGCACCCGGTAACTATCCCAACCCTGCAGTTGCAAAGATGATGCAGAAAGGCTAAGGGGTGGTTGACCTCAAGGTCCTTCGAAAACACGGGGTCAGCTCTGGCGCTTACAAGGCCATTTGGAGCAAAGACCCAGCCGAGTACACCCCCAAGCAGCAGCGCCTTCGCAACCTGATCTCCGGAGAAATTCGGGACGGGTTCGAAATGTGCCTGCGCGATCACCGCGCTTTTCACGCGGTTGACTTGGCTTACGAAGTGCCCTACGCGCAGACCACGCCAACGTTGGTTAATAACATCCTCCGCCAAAACCTGGACTACAACGGAACGAGGGCCGCGCTCAGTGCCTGGGGCCTGCGGGAAAGCGACCTGTTTATCGAAGTCCAGAACGTTGACGGGATGAACGTCAAGGTGCTCAATCCCCCAGTCTTCTTTCAAATTTTCATCCCGATCGTTAAGGCCTACGTCGTTGCCGTGCTGGGCCAAATTTACAACGAGCGGGACGTTAACCCGCTGCTCAACTATAAGCCGCTCAAAAACACCGACCGCAACAAGGTCCTTTGCCGGATCGAAACTGACATCATCGATGACATAGCCACTAACTACGGTTACGCCGCGACGATGCGCCAGGGCATTCACCAGATGCTCAAGTACGGGACGATGCTGGCCTTTACGCGAGAGGAATGGCACTGCGACCGCCAGCTTATCGAGGAAGACGGCAAGGAAAAGAGGGTCACCGTTAAAGAAGGCCTGCGCTACATCATGCCGCACCCGACCCGGTTCGCGGCTGATATCGAATTCCCATGGACGGCCTTTAACACCGACACCGGCCCAGTGTGGTCGCTCTATTGGCATATCATGTCTTACGGGAGCATCCTGGATAACCGGATGTTCTGGAATAGGCGCCACATCTTTGCCGGGACAAATTGGTTCCAGTCGCCACTGGCAGGTAACTATTTCAACGAGGTTTTCCCGTGCCAGATGAAGTTTTTGTATCCGGAGTCCGGCCCGCTGAGCCGCGAAGACCGGATGGCGTGGTACAACTCGAGCCAGGACAGGGACAAAGCCGTTTTCGTAACCGAGTATCACCGCAAGCTCGTGCCTCGAGACTGGGACTTGGCCGACTATGGGTATCCGGTTTGGCACCGGTTTACCGTCGCCGGCGATGACACGATCATTTGGTGTCAGCCCTGCGCCTACAACCCGCAATGGTTCATGGGTTACGACTACGACGAGCAGAGCGCGCGGACTCCAAGCCTGGCGCTGGACCTCATCCCCTACCAAGACCACCTGGGCAATATCCTTTCCCAGATGCTGCTGACGATGAAGCAGAACCTGGCCAACGTCATTTTCTACGACAACCAGTTAGTCGACAAAAAGGACATCGATAGGCTCAATAACATGGGCGAGAACAAGTACCGCTCGGTCATGTTCATCCCCTACGACTCGTTCAAAAATATCTCCGCCCGGCTGCAGCAAAACCAGGCTTTCACCCCCGTCCAGTTCACCAAGACGCCCATCACCGAGTTGCTTCAGGCTATCCCCGCGGTGCTCAATATCATGGGCCGCGTGCTCGGCATTTCGCCACAGACGGCCGGAGCCTCTGCCACGCACCAGCAGAGCAAAGAGGAAGTCATGCAGACCAAGGGCGCCGACTCCAACCGTATTTCGCTTATTTCAGCGTCGGTGGATGAGGGCATCGACGCCTGGAAAAAGCAGCTGCATGAAGCCTCCCAGGCCTACCTGGATCCGGAGTTCGAAGCGGAGATATCGCCCGACATCAAGGACCTCGATAAGCACTTGGAAGAACTCGGCTTCAAGGTGAAAGAAAAGGGCGAGACCAGCGTGCTGGTAACCGGGCACAAACATAAGCTGCGCCTCAACGAGTTTGCCTCAACCGACCATGGCCCGCAGCGGGAACGCAACCGCGAAATGGCCCAGGTCATCTTCCAGACGGTCGGGACGGTTTCCGGTCAGCCCGAATTGTTCAAGCCCATCGGCGCCAAGAACCTGATCAAGCTCATCGAGGAAGCTGCTAAATTGGCCGGAGCGCCGCGTGACTTTGAGCTCACTATCGACCCGAATGCCGAAGACGGGGAAGTGCCCGAGAAGATCATCGAGGCAATTAAGCAGGCCCAGCAAGCCACTCTGCAGCAGGTCGAAGAGAAGATCGCCAAGCCCATAGCTCAGGAAATTGCCCAGGACCAGGGTCAAATTAAGCAGATCGAAGGCATCATTCAGCAGCTCCAGGCCATCTACAAAGTTGCGCAACAGGAGAACGATCGGACCAAGATAAAAGCCCAGGAAACTCAGGCCAAGATACAAGGGAGAGCCGCTGAGTTGTCGGCAGCCGAACACCGGAAGGACATCGCCGCGGCCAAAGATCAGCAGCGTAAGGATGCCAAGCTGATATCCGACCTCCAAATGCAGAAGGCCGAACTGGAGATGCGCCTGCAGACCATGCAACGCGAGGCTGAGGCAAAGATAGCTAACGAGAAACTCAAAGCTGATGCCGCCGCGAAGGCCAAAACGGCGGCAGCGAAGTCAGAATAGCCCCATTTTAAGCTTGCCAAGGTTGGGTTAGCGGTCATTTCCTTTGCACGTGATCAAGTGCGCGCTCGAGCAACTTCCACAGGCTCAATGTGATAACATCCGCACGTGGCTCGCCCGACCGGAGGCAAAGCTTTTGTGCGATATCGTAAGCGCCCATGGCAAAAAGTATCTGACTGACGCGCTTAACGACGCGCTTAGCGCCAGCGATGGGAACATCAAGATCGAGGCGGCTAACGCGAACCTGCGCCAGGCTCAGCGCTACAGCCATTTCCTGGAAGTGTTCGATGAGATACTCTCGCGCCGTGACCCATTTGAAACCGCAAAACTATTGTGACCTATGGCAGAACCCGCTGTTCTTGACCCCAAAACTGGCCAGCCAGCCGTCCAACCCAAACCCGATGAAAAGCCCAAAGAGCTAAGCAAAGAAGCCAAGGACGGGCTGGCAAAGTTCGCTCACAGCTTCCTACCCGAGAAGTTTGACGCGGTAAAGGTTGAGACGCCTGAAGAGAAAGCCGCACGCGAGAAAAAGGAAAAAACGCCGAAACTGCCGGCCAAGCCAAAGGTACAAAGTCCGGTGCAACCCGCGCCGCTCACCGCCGACCAAATTGCCGAGGCTGCGGCCCGCGGCGTGGCTACCGCCATGGCGCCCAAGAAGGAAGAGACCAAGCCAGACGCCCAGGCCGTCGAATACACCGAAGACGAAAAAGAGACTCTGCGTGTGCTCGAGCACATGGAGAAAATTGACCCTTCAAAGAAGGGGGTCTCCGAGAAGTGGAAGAAAGCCAAGGTGGAGCTGCACAAGTATGCCGAGCAGTGGGAAACGGATCATCCCGGTCAGGAGTTCGATGCGGAAGCCGAGGAGCACAACGCATGGTTTGACGCCAACGAGCCGAAGTACGAACAGAATGAATTCGACCGCGCCAAGTGGAGGCTCGAGGACGATGCCGACCGCGAGAAAGAGCGCAAAGAGTTCAACGACCGGCTTTCCGTGTTCGAGCGCAAAGAGAAGCTGCGCGAGGCGGAACCCGAGATATTCAAGGCGCAAACACAGCCCGCTCAGTTGCTATGGAACTCGATGGGCCCTGAGTTCAAAGAACTGGTAGGCCGGGACGGCCAGATCAACATGGAGAAAATGGTTGAGCTTAAAAAGGCCGACCCGCTGACGTTCCCGACGCGCATGCAGGCCGCGAATGCACTCAACGCCGAGGTCTCCGAGCTTTACAAGGTGATGAATGGGCTGTCCGACTTCGACGATAAAAACCCGATACACATCAATATCAGCAATTTTGCGGCGGACCAGGAAGCCAAACTTGCAGCCAAGCCCATCGAGGACCGCGTCAACGCCGAGGGCAAAGACTTTCTGCCGGCAGAGCAGTACTACAAGCTGTCCGCCAAAAAGCGGGAGGAGTTTTGGACCTTTTCCGTGCGCGACGTTGCCGCGCTCAGGGCATCTAATTTGGCCGAAACCACCAAAAATTTGCTCGATGCACGTGAAAAAGAGCATGAGGCATGGGCTGAAGCGAGGGGTTTTAGCCGGGAGAGTAAACCGGCTCCAGCGCCTACGCCTAGAAGAGAGGAAGAAGAAGTCCAGCCTGAGCCTGCCGATGGAAAACCGCTCTCGCCTTCCGTCAGCGCAGAGTCACGTTTGACTGCGAGCCGAAGGGCATCCGGCGCAGCGGTGCCCGATGCTAGTTTGACTTTCATGGATCGCCAGCTCGGGAAAAAGTAGTGACAGCAAAAGGCGGCATGGTGCCGCTGCTGATCACTACTTATGTCGACACCGAATAGTACACTGAACGCAAACGCGTTCGCGAAGTGCGCTCCGGCGATCACTTCCAACATTAAACAGTGCGGCAGTGTCACCCGCTGCAACGCTGTTCCACCGCAAGCAACCGACCTGGCTACCATGTACCAGACGGGGGGGGACTTCCGCGTGATGGAGGCGCTCTTCCATCACGACTTCGAGATCAAAATGTGCGAGGCGGTCCAGAATGGCCTCTACGATTTCTTTATGGCAAATAAGGTCTCCGTCCGAAAGACGATGCAGACCCGCCGCTTGCCTGGTGGTCTCATCGAGATCGCTCCATTCGTGCTGGCTCGCCAGTACAGCCCCATCAATAACGCTTACTGGAATTTTGACTCCGGCGCGTCCTCCGGCGGCAACTGGCAGGTCAATGTTTATTCATCGACCAATATCCCGGCAGACGTCCGCAGCTTCCCGGCAGGCCTGCGCATTTTCGCCAATGGCCTTTCGGCCGGCGGCAGCGCGACCAAGACCATGTGGAAGGTCGTTAGCGCGACGATCGGCGGAGGCGGCGCCCACGTTGTCGTTGTGCTCAACCCGCAAAACGCAGGCTCGAAGTTGCCCAGCGATAAGCTGCTCTCTCCCGTCCGTGGTTACCTGATGCGCGGCACGCCCAACGTCTCGGACTTCGAGAAGTTCTGCGCTGAAATGCCCGCTTATCTGAACTGGAAGAACGTCCCGTTCTGGGTTGAGACCAGCAGGACTAGCATGTGCAAGAGCAGCCAGTATGACCGCTGGCGCTCGCTCGTCATGGCCGACAACGCCTTGTACCGCGAATTCTTTGACCTGGACGATATCCAGAAAAACAAGCAGCTGGCCAACGACTGGCAGCGCAGGCTTGTGGACCAGATGTTCTGGGGCAAAGGCGCGGCGGGCCAGGACATGAACAATTACGATAGCCTCGAACTCATCGAGAGCTACGACCTGACGGTAAGCGGCGACTGGACCGGCGCCCAGCTGGGTGTTGATACCAACACTTGCGTTGGCCGGCGCGCCAACGCGGTCGGCATCTATGAGCAGCTCGCGGAATGCGGACGCGTCAATGACCTTCAGGGCGCGCAACTCAACCTCCCGGCGCTCTTCGTTGAATTGTACAACATGATGCGCGTGCGCGAGGGCAATAACCATTCATCTCCACGCGAGTTCGACCTGTTCATGGACTCGGTGACTTCTGACGCCTTCAACACGGCGATGCTGCAGTACTACAATAACAAGTCCGATGGCATGGCCCGGCTGAATATCAACGGCGATGGCTTTGTCGCCAATAACAAGGCTAAGAAAGCCAACTTCGGCTTCCGATATTTCAGCTACGATCTGTTTTGGCCGGCTGGCGTCACGATCAATATCATCACCCACAATTTCTTCGACGACATGATCACGGCGGCGACAAATTCGGGGCAGAACGTGACCGGGTTCAATAACATTGGCCGAGTGCTGTGGATCCTCGACTTCACCGGCATCTATCCCGGCATCCTGGCTTCCAACCGCGTAGTGCAGAAGACCGGCGACTTGAAAACGCTGGCGGCAATTAACCCGTCGTTTGCGTGCGTGATGGCTGTCAACACCCAGGAACAGACCCTAATGTCCCTCATGTGGACGATGATCGTTGAGTGTCCCAACAGCAACCTCGTGCTGGAAAACTTCAACGGCACCATCCCTGAGCCAACCAATAACCCGGGCAATATTGTCTACGGAAGCGGAGGACTCGGGGGCACCACTACGACTACAACCACGCCCTTGTAGTCTTTAGTTATTGATATATAGTAACTTAAGTGCGTTGACGCAATACATATAACGTCTTAGAATGGCCGATGAAACCGGAGAACGGTCATCGGCCATTGTTATGAACACAGAAGTTAAAATTACACCCATTGATGTTATTGCGGCGCTCAAAGAGAAACGGAGGCTCAAAAGAAATGAGTACATGAGGCTTTGGTTTAAAAGGAATCGTAACCGGATACGGGACAAAGTGAACGAACAGTGCAGGCAGCGTTATGCGATGAACCTCGAAAAGGAACGGGCCAGATCCCGTCGATACGCAATGCTTCATCCAGACAAAGCGGTTGCCCGGGCTCGCAAATGGGAGTTGCTCAACCCCGAAAAACGGCGCGCGATAAACTCTCGGTTTGCAAAGACCGAAAAGGCCAAGCGTAGATTTCGTGATTTTTACCGCAGACACCGGGAAGAGATCTTGCGAAAGCAGGCGGAGAAGCACATGACCAACCCCGAGCACAAACGGGCGATCTGGAAGAGGTCCAACCACAAGTGCGTTAAACAGCGGAATGAGAAACAGCGTCAGAAGTACCGGACCGACCCGGTGTACAACATCAACATGAAGGTCAGGCGTCGCATCTGGGGCGCACTCAGGAGGTGCAGAAAGGGACTCCGAAAGCCCGACAGGACGATCAGGATTCTTGGTTGCTCGTTCAATGAGCTCAAGGCTCACCTTGAGAAGCAGTTCACCCCAGGAATGAGCTGGGGAAAAGTTTTGTCCGGTGAAATTCAGATGGACCACATTCGGCCAGTTTCAAAATTTAACTTGCTCGACCCAGAAGGAGTTAAACGCTGCTTTCATTTCTCCAATCTCCAGCCACTTTTTAAGGTCGATAACTATTCGAAGCGTGACAAGGTAGTTGACTTTGTGGGAGTGGCGGGAGAAAACTCGAACGACGTTTAGGTTATAACCTCAAATCTTATGGCTACTCATTGGGTGTACAAGGAAATATATAGCAATAGATACGTCTGCAACGGCGCGGCGGTTTACTTCGAACCGCTGGACGGCAATTCCGGCGTAGGCAAATTTGTCGATGGCCAAGACACGGCGGTCATCAACTGCTTGAAGAATGCGGCAACCAATCACCAGGGCGGCATCGTCTTCATAACCGAGGCGGAGTACGAGGAGCTAAAAAAAAACCGCCCGTGGAACGAATTCGAGCAGCGGCAAAAGCTCGAAAAGCTGAGAGTGATGCCCTTCAAAGGGTTCGGCCCCAAGGATCCCGGTGCTGTGGCGGCTGAGACTGCTAAAACGGTAAAGGAAGCCGGACCGATGCCTGTTCCAGGAACACAGGCCCCCACGCCCGCGCCTACCCCAGCGCCAGCCAGCGCGGTTACCGAGCAAGCTGCTCCGGCGACAAGCGCTCCCACCGCGCCTCCGGTAACACCAAAGTTCAAGCCTAAGACCAAGAATTTGCCCAAGCAGGAAGAGAAAGCTGCCGGTTAATGCAAACACTTGGCGACCTCAAGGTTGCGGTTCGGAAAAACGTTTTTCCGACCGGTGAGGCGTCAAACCTCCGGCCCTCTCACGATAAGAGCTTCATCGACTGCCTGATCGATCTGCAGACCGTCGTTGAGTGTTTGCAGCAGGATAACACCGACATCTATCCGCAGTGCTCCAGCTTTTACGACTGTGAAATGACGGTGTTGCCAGCCCCGCGCGGCAATATCAAGAGCGTATCGGTCATTGATAAGGTTGGTGCGGTGGACTCCGGCACGATCACGGGCAGCCTTGCAGGGGACGTCTTCACCGCCAGCGACACCATCTTCAATTCCAACATGGTCGGTAACCGGATCGTGCTGGATAGCGGGCTGTCCTTCGTCGTTTCCGGCTTCTCGAGCGAGACGGCGGTTACCGTCGTGCTGCCTCCCGCCTCTCCGCTCCCACCGCCGATCGCTGGTGTCCATTTCATCATCGTTGGCAATAACCAGCTAATGAGCGATGTGTCGCCAGATGGCTGGTGCCGGCGTATTTACTACCGCGAAATTGACCAGTGCCACTTCATGGCTTGGAAGGGCCGCGGCGGGTCATGCGGATGCTCGGGCCCGAACTGCGCGCAAACACCATACGCCCCTTGGACCCTGCCATTCAGCTTCGGCCTTCCATTTCCTAATTGGGCGTGCTGGGACTGTAACCGAAACCCATTCCCGCCGACTAATGCCGGGTTAGAGCCGGGACTGGCGCCGCTGCCGATGGGACTGAAATACGCGCAGACCTCGACGGACAGGATAACCGCCGACGGTCAGACCAGATGGCGGTCGCAATACGGCGTTTGGGCCAAGGAAAGGGGAAATATTTGGATAGCGCCTTGGATACAGTCAACCGAGACGGTGATCGTCATGTGGGACGGCATCAAGAGGACATGGACCGATGACGACCAGGTTGACGATGACCCGCTTTTGTTCCAGGCCGTTGAAGAGTATGTGCGCTGGCGGCACGAGGACAAGTATGAGCGTGATCCGGAAGCTGCGGCCCGGGCGGCTGGCGCTTACGCCTTGGCAAAACAGGCGCTGATACACCAGTGCAGGGAGGAAACCCGCGAGCGAGGATGCGAACCGACCCATGCGCGTTCATCCGTTCAGACGCTCAACCAGACTTCCAAGCTCTATTACAATACGGCCGTCACCGGCAGCGCGAGCTGCGCGGACGGCACCGGCGCTGTTAGCGTCCAGATACCGGCCGGCTCGGTCTCAAGCCCAAAGTCGGTTGCCGATGCAAACCAAATTGCCCAGGCCCAGGCCGACAAACAGGCTCAAGGCAAACTCGTTTGTCCGCCGGCTGGCGGTGGGAGCGGCAAGACGTTCACTAACGTCCTGCAGATCGCGACGTGCCAGAGCGATAATCCCAATGCGCCCGCTCCGGATGGGGACCCGGTTAGCGTGCAGGCCGGGACCGTTACGTCGGATATTTCACAGGATGACGCGAACAACAAAGCCTACGCTCAGGCAGCCAGCCAACTCAAATGCACCTGGTACAATGCCGAAGTGACCGTGACGCTAACCTGCCAGACTGACCCATCCATCACGGCAAGCTTTACGGTTAACGCCAAGAACCCAGCTTTCAATTCTACCAGCTCTCAGGGTGACGCCGACTCGCGGGCCAACACGGCGGCTCAAAATGGAGCGGCTGCAGCGCTTGCGATTACCTGCCCGACCGGCGGAGTCGTGTGGAATACCCCGGTAAGTGGTGTTTACAGATACACCTGCCATAACCTTCCTGTTTACGTGAATTGGTCCGTAGCCGGCCATTACGTTTCCGTGCCTCAAGGTCCCGGTGCCCAAGGCCAAGCCAATATGATCGCCACCCAGATAGGAATAGGACAGGCGCTTCTAAAAGCTCAGTCAGGCTGCAATAATAACGAGTTTGGTCCCTATCACATCACTATCCCATGAACCTGGGGATCATCACTACGCAGTCATGCGCGAACGTCGTGCCGCCGCCTGATACGCGTTGCTCTGACCCGGAGTTCGCGCGCGAGAACCCGCAACTGTGCCCGGCCCAACCGACGCTTGTTATTAAGCCGTCGTTCGCCCTCACGTGCGCGCTGGGGTCGATACAGTTCCGAGCGTTCCAGGTTACCGGAGGCGTTGAGATAGACGTCACCGGGCAGGCTATTTTCACGTCGTCCGACCCCAATACCGCCGTTATCGGCGCCACTTCCGGTAATGCCAGCGGGCTGGCGGTCGGCGACGTTTTAATTTCGGCCAGTTACAAGGGCATGAGCGCGACCGCCGAGCTCGACGTCCTGGACTGTGGCAGCGGAGGCCTCGGGAGCGGTTGCCAGACCATTCACGTCGCTCTGATGGTCGTGCTCGATATCACAAAGAGCATGTCCCTGCAGTTCGACGGCACCTACGGGACACGCCTGGACTTCGCCAAGCTGGCAGCCAAAGAGTTCATTTCGCAGATCGATGGGTCAAAGGACTCCATTGGTCTCATCACGTTCACCGATGCGGCACAAAACTTACTTTCGCCGCCAACAGGCGACACGACCTCCGTCTCTGACCTGGTTGACCCGGTTAATGCCACGCAGGACCAGACCAGCTTTTTCGGGGCGGTTAGCCTGGCGGTTTCTACGCTTAACGCGACCAGCGCGGACCGCAAGGTCATCCTGCTGATTTCCGATGGCGAGGACACGGCGCCAACTGACACAACTGACAATAACCCGTTCAACGTCCTGGCAGACTTCAAGGCTCTGGGTGGCATCGTCATGTGCTTAGGGGTGCGCTCCTCAGTCAATAACAACGGCTTTTCAACCCTTTCGCAGTTCTCGACGGGCGGTTTCTTCGTCAACGCGTATCCGGCGGTAGCCAGCCAGGCGCTGGACTATATCACTGGCCTGAAAGGTTACGTCTGCGCCGGCAACTGCACCCCGGCCGGAGACATCATCGTTAACCAGGGCGCGCTCAACTACAATGCGTTCATCAACTGGAATGTGGTTGGCGGTAACGTCGACCTGCTTGGCAATGGCTTTCTGGACTTGCTTCCAGGAAACGGACTCTACGTGGACTTGGGGGGAAGTTCGCCGACGTACAACGGAACCCTCGTTAGCAAGGTAGCTTATTCCCTGGTTGGCGGACACACTTACCGCATAACGCTTTGGATGGCGGGCAACCAGCAGAACGACCCGAATGACCTGGTTGCGCGGGTTAACGTAACGGCACCCGGCAACGTCTCTTTGCTCTCGCAGCAAATTAGCGTCGGTAGCTCAGCTCAGGGACTAGAGCCTTACTCCTTCAATTTTACCCCGGCGACCGACACAACCGGGACTATAAGCATCCAGCAACAGGTTGCCTCGGGTTTCCCCAACCCTTCGGACCCGCGCTGGGGCCTGCTGCTTAACGAGGTCAAGTTCGAGGATGTAACCGATCTAATTACACTTCTGGATGACAATTTCGATGGCGAAAACCCGGTTTACCTCCCGCCGCAGTGCGGAACAGGAACGACCTATGTTTACCTCCCGTCGCTCGGTCACTACGGTTACGCTGCTGGCTATAATTGCTACGGCGGCTACGGTTGCTTGGATAACCCGCCGGGCATCCAGCTGCCAGACCCGGTGCCGTTGTCCGAGATCGAGTCCGGCTCATCGCCTCCGCCGCAGCAGTTTTCCAGTACCAAGACGCAATGTGTTTCCTGCCCTGGTGGGTCGACTCCAAATTCGAGCGACCTAATACCCGCAATGACGGGTTATACCACGCCTTCAGGTGTGGCGTCGGCAAGCTCGGAGTACACGACTATTGACCATAGCGTCGGCTTGGCGTGGCAAGCGTTCCTTTCGGACCCGCCACCAGCCGGGGCTACCGCGGGCTGGCTCACCGTTCAGGGCACAACTACCGGTTGGCTCATGTATCAGTTCCCAGCCGCAAAGATCGTTCAGTCGTATATCATCAAGAGCCTGGGCAGCACTCCCATCGGCTCGCTGGAAACCGATGCGCCTCGAGACTGGACCTTTGAAGGCTCCAACGATGGGGCTACATGGACCGTCTTGGATACCCAGGTCGGGCAAGTGTTCCAGCCGCTGGATAGCCGGCCGTTCGCATTCACCAATTCGACGGCATACCTCTACTACCGGATAAACATCACGCTCAATAACGGGAGCGCTACCGAAGTCGGGATCCGGCGCCTGGAAATGTATGCCTCGGCAAGCCAGTCCTGCGCGACCGCAACCGAAAAGAGCACCATTAGTCAGAACGATGCCGACTCCAAAGCCAACGCGTCAGCCCTTGCCGCGGCGCAGGCCGCACTAAGCTGCACGTCACTTTATAGCTCGACCCAGAGCTACACCGCAAAATGCGGCAGCGGCGGGACCTGCGGCGCGGACGTGACCAAGCAGGCGACCGCAACCAGTTTTGTCTCGCAGGCCTACGCGGATGCCGACGCTACAGCCATGGCCAAGATAGCCGCGCAGGCCGCTCTTGACTGTAGCCTGTGCAACAACAATTACACGATGACCGTGGCCGACCCAGCCGCGCCAGGGCAGCTCGGAATAGCTAACCCGTGGCCTTCGTGCGCGTGCATTTCAGGAATGACGGGCCTGATAAGCAATGTGACCGTCACTTTGATAAGTTTGTACCACACATGGCCGAGCGACTTGCACGCGCTCTTGATGGGACCGGACGGGACGGTGATCTATCTGTTCGGGCATGCCGGTGATGGGGTGCCGATCGGGACGTATCTTGGCGGCGGCCTCATCACTGGCCCTGTTGTCACCTTCGACGATGCCGCTGGCGGACCCCTTCCAAACGGACTCATCACCACTGGCAGCTATCAGCCGACCGATCCGACTCTTTACGGAGCGGCTCAGTTGAGCTTTCCGACTCCGGCGCCGCAAGGTTCTCCGGGCATGCCCAACGCCTTGAGCACGTTCAACGGCAAAGACCCCAACGGCTCCTGGTCGCTCTGGGTCATCGATGCGGCGCAGGGCAATACGGGAGGCATCGCGGGCGGCTGGGCAATAACCATCACCACCGCATGAGATACTGGCTTCTCAGTCTGCTTCTGGTTTCGATAGCCTCGGCTCAGTTGCCTGTGGTGCCGATGATTTCTTTGTTGTCATCTGGAGTTACCGACCCGACTACATGCAACTGTTTGGCTGAATGGTGGCAGTTCGATAACGCTGGAAATGGACTCACGACAAACGACACCGTCACCAATTGGATAGGCGCTTACGCGGGCTACATCCTTACAAACGGTTCTAGTGGTCTAAGGCCCACCAATTCAGCATCCGGTGTTGGTGTCGGCGCTGCTAATCTGAGGTTAACTAATATTGTAAACATTAATCTCAGCACCAATTGGACGATCATGCACGTTTTTAAGATGGCTGCTCACAATACTGGCGCGGCAGGCATGGCACCCATTTTGGGTCAGGATAATACCGCTTTTGCGATTGGATCGGCCAACGCTGCCAATCGAGCCGATTACGTGGCTGGTTTGACGGTAGCCCAACCTCTGGACAATAACGCGAACAGTTCTATTGGGTTCAATATTTACTATGACCAGATCACAGTTCGCTCAAACGATTCTAACGGTGGTCTTGGGCAAATGTATGGTCACACCAATGGAGTTTTTGCCGCCGCTGCGACCGTGGCCAGTATGGGACTAACTCAAGGTGGAGCACAACGATTTGGTGCGGTAGGAGCCAATCCTACTTGGGATACTTTTGCTTTTATAAGTGGTTTTTACACCGATGTGCTGATCTGGACTAATCGTTTGACTGCTTCTCAAATCACATCTGCGCATAACGCATTGAAGAACAAGCGAGGTTATTGAATGATGAACCTGCTTTACGTTCTTGCCGCAATGGGCGCGGTGTCGCAACTCTACAGATGGGGCGAAACTTAATGCAATTCTACGCGTATCTGGCGGTTTTCATCCTGGCTTTCCTGCTGGTAGCTTGGGCGTTCATGCGCGGCGTCCGGTCGTACTTCAAGAATATCAAGTGGCCACCGTGGATGCTATGACACCGGGGGAGATAGCCGTTGACTTCGATAAGACCCTCGCCCACCACAAAGACGGGCAAATGGAGCTTGGCCGTCCCATTGCCCCAATGCTCGACCGGGTAAAGCGCTGGGTTGGCGAGGGCCAGCGCGTGTGCATCTTCACCGCGCGGGCCACCGACGATAAGATCAAGAGCGATATCCAGGACTGGCTGCAAGAGCAGGGCCTCCCAAGACTCGAAGTGACCAACGTCAAAAAGCCGAGCTTCATCCGCATTTACGACGACAAAGGCGTAGCCGTCGCCCCCAACAAGGGCACGCTGCTGACCGAGCGCCGCTCTTCCCACCGCCGCATTTCGCGTTGACACTTGGGTCGGTTTGTCGGAAAGGTGTATTGCAATGAAAGATGACCTGTTCCTTTCGGCTATCTGTCCCGTCTACGGTGGCGTTGCTTGGCTCGAGGAAGCCATAGACTGTTTTCTGAAGCAGGACTACACCGGGGACCGAGAGCTTATCATCGTTAACTCGTTTCCGGACCAGAAGCTCAAGATAGAAGCTGATGACGTCCGCGTCGTTAACCTCCCCGTGCGGCCTCAAAACCTCGGCCAGCTGCGCAACTGCGCGGTGTCGTTGGCCATGGGTGACGCGATCGTGGTCTGGGATAGCGATGACGTTTTCCTCCCCCATCATTTGTCCCTTTTTGCGGAGAGCTATGGCACGGATGATGCCTGGGTGTGGCTCAACTCGCAGTTTTGGGTCATGGGCGAGGACATACACGGCATCGTCAAGGGGGCCTGCCCTTCGTTCTCGTTCAAGAAAGCCGCATGGGAAGCCGTTGGCGGCTACCCACCCTTGACAGTTGGCGAGGATGCCGGACTCATTTCAAAGCTCACCCAGGACTTCAAGGGTAAGAAGGTGGAGATCGAGCCCGAGCAGATCACTTTCCTGTATCGCTGGGGGCAGGGAAGTCATCATGTCAGCGGAGAGGGCGCCGACGTGCCCGGGAAGATGTCCGCCCACGACCGGGCTGCGGTGGCGCTGCGCGAGCGAGTCAAACGAGGACTTGAGCCAACCGGAGTCGTCAACCTCAAGCCGCACGCAACAGTTGACTGGGTTGCCAAGACCAAGCAATTCATCGAGTCTCAAAAAAAAAGTGAGGCTGACCAGCGCGTAGCCTTCG